ATGACTAAGAAAAAAGCCCACAAACCTGGATCAGCCACCATTGCGCTGAATAAACGCGCTCGTCATGAATACTTTATCGAAGATGAATACGAGGCTGGTCTTGCCCTGCAGGGATGGGAAGTAAAATCTCTCCGCGCAGGTAAAGCCAACATTGGCGATAGCTATGTCATTTTAAAAGATGGCGAAGCCTATCTGTTTGGCGCCAACTTTACGCCAATGGCCGTTGCTTCCACTCATTACGTTTGCGACCCGACGCGTACCCGTAAGCTTCTGCTCAACCAGCGCGAACTGGATACCCTGTACGGGCGCATCAACCGCGAAGGTTACACCGTGGTTGCTCTTTCTCTGTACTGGAAGAATGCCTGGTGCAAAGTCAAAATCGGCGTAGCGAAAGGTAAGAAACAGCACGACAAGCGTACCGATATCAAAGACCGCGAGTGGGCGGTAGATAAAGCCCGAATTATGAAACACGCCGGTCGTTAATTCCCCTTCCTGTCAGGGTCAGTTTTGCTGGCCCTGATGCTATATCGTTGTTGATGCTGATTTTTCACCCAACCTGACGCCATAATCCTCAAAACGAGGACTGGTAAGCACATTCATAAATCTGTTATACTCACCGTACACATTGGGGCTGATTCTGGATTCGACGGGATTTGCGAAACCCAAGGTGCATGCCGAGGGGCGGTTGGCCTCGTAAAAAGCCGCAAAAAAATAGTCGCAAACGACGAAAACTACGCTTTAGCAGCTTAATAACCTGCTCTGAGCCCTCTCTCCCTAGCTTCCGCTCTTAAGACGGGGATCAAAGAGAGGTCAAACCCAAAAGAGATCGCGTGGAAGCCCTGCCTGGGGTTGAAGCGTTAAAACTAATCAGGCTAGTCTGGTAGTGGCGTGTCCGTCCGCAGGTGCCAGGCGAATGTAAAGACAGACTAAGCATGTAGTACCGAGGATGTAGGAATTTCGGACGCGGGTTCAACTCCCGCCAGCTCCACCAATCATGATTGGACAGTGACAGGACATCACTAGTAATAACAGGAAGTTAGCAGTCTCAGCAGGACACCGACCAGACGGTGAGGGGACAAAAAAGGATACGTAAAAGAGCCGCAGCTCTTTCTATAAAACGCCCGCTTTTGCGGGCTTTTTCATGGGGTTCGTATGAACGTTTGGCAAAGTTTCTATGATTGGCTTTCGATTCCATCCACTGGCAGTCTCATCGGAATTGGAGGTATATTAGTAGCAATTTTATCTGTTTTCTTAACAAGAGCAGTATCAAAAATTTCCAGTCATCTTGAGTTCAATAGTTTGATTGGTGGTTTTGAGTCAAGTTTACCCAAGAAGATCAATATTACATATGCCGGCGTCCCAGTCGAAAAAGTTTCTTCATCTGTTTTTATCATCTGGAATTCAGGTAATAAAGTTATAAACGGCGAATCACTTAAAACCATTGACCCTTTACGCATTGAGGCTAGTCATGGAGTTGAGATTCTTCGATCTAATATTCAAAGAATAAACAACAAAACAAATAACATTCAAATCACAACAGACCAAAACAACAAAAGCAACCTACTGATTTCATTTGATTATCTTGAAAAAAAGAATGGCGTTAGAATTGAAATACTTCATACCGGCGATAGTGATAGTTTACAAGTCAAAGGTACGTTGATCGGTGTAAAGCCACTAAAAAGAAGAAAAGGAATATTACGTAAATCATTCAATTTAGCCTTCACTAATTTCAAAGTAATTAAGTTTTCAATGGCTATCTCTGGAGTTATAGCTGCTGCATTATTTTTCCTTATGTTACTTTATACTTTTATTCAACCTGACGCATTCAAAATAACCAACCCAAAGCCATTTAATATATGGCCAATTCGAACAGTATTATTTAGTTATTTAATTTTAATTCTATTTGTTTTTAATAAAATCAAGCCACCTTATCCATCAAACCTCCGTTCAGATAACAGCAAAGTTAACTCCTGACATGGGGTGTCGGGGGTCGGAGGTTCAAATCCTCTCGTGCCGACCAAATAATCCCAATAAAACCAGCCTCTTAAGGCTGGTTTTTTTATGCCTGTTTTTTGTACGGGGAATTAATGGGGTGAAACTGGGGTGAAACCCCCGTCAAAAATCACATAACAGGGCAATCATCGAACTCCCCCAAACGTGCATCATTGATTATGTATGTGATCACACCGAAGACAGGTGGTGGACAATTATCCTCCTGGCTCGGCAGTGGCTCTTTTCTCCCTGATGTCAGGTCCTCAAGATGAGGTTTTGGCACCAGCCGGTAGCGCTTGACTCTGAACTCCCCAGCCATTGCACATACAAGCAGAGTGCCATCGCATGGCTTAAGTGATGCATCGATGACGAGAAGAGCACCTTGTAAAATACCCGCCCGATAACAGGTGTTTGCAGCCCGCATAAAATACGTAGCCGCCGGATGCTTAATGAATTTTTCATCAAGCGAAATTCGCATTTCTTCGTAATCTGCTGCTGGAGATGGAAAGCCCATAGGTTAACTCCTTTCTTTCTTGATGCTGTACATAATTACAGTATATATACTGTATATACATACAGTAAAGATGGCGAGGAAGGAGAAGAAAAGAAAAATCAGGGCTGCTATCCGGGTTTATCCTAAGATATTGTTTAGCTTAGTTTCTAAATCATCTACTCGCTTAATCAGCACTTTTACCGCCGCCAGTGTATCCATCAAGAGCACATTGTTATCGAGCTGTAGGCGGTCGTCATTCACCTGTTCGCCGTTGCGCATATACGACGTGTTAATCTGCTTAACATACTGTTGATCGACCTGCTGTGCCTGCTGCGCGATTATTCCCCGGCGCGTCCTGTTCTGCTCGTCGTCGTTATAGACGAACGTCACCAGCTCAAGTTGACGAATGCGTTCAAAAGACAGCTGGCCGTCAGTCGGTTGAATGTCATGCTTTAACCGCGCATCCGATGTGCCCTGGAACTGAACGTTCCCGTTCTGGCTGCTGTAGATTCTCCCATCGTTCAGGAACTGCCAGTACTGAACCGCGTTAGCGTAGCCGCGAACCATCAAAACATACCTGTGGTTTGTGCCTACCTGCTCTTCGTACCACGATCCTGCGGCGCCTGAGTCGCCGTTACTGTCCCCCCCCCGGTAGTTGAACCTGTACAGAGTTTGCGGGGTGGCAACAATCGCCCCATTCGCCGGGTTTGTCGGATCGACATCCAGCCTTGAAACATACCCCAGCGAATAAGAGCCGCTATATATCGTTGATGCTCCTGAGTAAATCCCGAATCCGCCACGAACTCGCAAACCCGGATAAACAGCTAACGCCCCATCCTCGGTGATAATTCGATGCGTATAGTCTGCAGCGCTGCCTTTATGATGAAAATCAATGTACGGCGTTGTGTCGCTGCTGATTTCCAGGCTTCCGGCGTCAATCGCTGTGAATTGCGTACTGCTGTTCTTCCTGAGTATTTGTCCGGCCGCAGTAATAGTTGCGCTGAACGTTACGCCATTACTGAACGTCTGCGTCTGCGTAAACGTGTTCGATACTGTAGTCTTCGCCATACCCTTTTGGGCATTATCGATCGCCGTCTGCCGGGTACTATATTCGCTCATGAATTGCGACCACGATTTCACCGTCCCGGCGGTGCCGTCGGGTTTAGTTATCGTCACGTTACCGGAGCCGAATAAAAATTGCTGCTGATTGGCCAGATCCACATAGGTACGTTCAAAGCACTTTTGAATACTGGCCGCCAGTTCATCACTAATGTTCGCCATAAAATAAAAATGGCCCTTTCGGGCCACCTCCTTAAAAATTAGTTTGTCGCAATTCGCGCGCCGGTGCGGAAAGCTGAAATCACAAATCGTTCACGCTGCACACCGTTATACGAGGTACTTCCATCGGCATTCTCAACGCGTGGAGTGTAAGTTTTGATGCCAAGGCCTCGCCCGTTCCTCGCCCTGACAAAAACCCGGTTTCGCTGACCTTTGCCAGCGGCTCTGATTAGCAACCCTTTCAGGGAGATCGCACGTGTACCTCCGTCGTTGCCCGCATCCCAGCTGAAGTGGACATAGTCGTCTTTCCCCGGCGTACTGACTACGATATCGCCGTAAGAGCGGAACGTTGACGTTAACTGCACGATTAAGTTGGTATCGATGAAACGGTCGAAGTTTTCACCGCTGATATAAAACAAATCATATTCACCGGTCCCCAGATTATTACCCAGGTCGATATTGCTTACCGTTCCGGCCTCGCCAATCATCACATCGCCTTCAATTTTGTTGGCGTAAACGGTGCCGTTAAAATAGCCGTCAGTCGCGCGCACGGTACCCGTAAAGCTCCCGCTGGACGCCTCAACATGTCCGCGAATGGTCACGTTATTAAATACCGCTGACCCGGCTTTGTTGATCGCCCACCCGACATTGTCGCCGTTCCAGTTGGTCGACTGGATATTATTGCTAATCTGCGCAAAGTCGATGACCAGATTTCGGGCCATCGCCTGCTGCATATATGCGCCGTTCCCGTCGACACCGAAGACCAGATTGCTTTTATCACCGTTGGGCACATAAACACCGAACTGGTCAGCCTGCACCAGGAACTGTGATTGCCCGCTGCCGTTGATCCCCAGTTGAATCCCCGCAACGTAGTTCTTGCCGCCGGAAGATGTGTTGACCTTCACACCCCATTGCGCACCCAGTTTTCCGTTCAAATCCGCCACGGTTGATGCCGTCTGCTGAACGGTCGCTGACATATCCCCGACCTGAGAGGTCAGCGTGGTGATCTGCTCAGTGGTTGATTTTTCCAGGTCGGCAACGGTTTTGCTCGTTGTGGTAATTGCGGCGCTGTTGTCGCCAATCATGCTGCGCATCTGATTGAAACCAGTTGTCATTGCCAGCCCGTTGGCTGCGATAGTTTCATCCTGCCGGGTTATTCGTGATTCAGCGTCACCTACACGTGAGACCAGGCTTGTGATTTGCCCTGCCTGTGCTTTGATATCCTTGCCCTGCTGCGTCACGGTGGCAGAGAGCGCTGTCGTCGCATCGGCAGCGGCTTTTGCGTCCGCTTTCGCATCCTGCGCGTCGGTCACGTCGACGATTGACAGGTTATCGATAAACAACGAATAGCCGGTACCGCCGGACGTACCACGGCACGAGACCCATAAGACGCCTACCGCGTGCGTATCATTGATTGTGGCAACGCCGGTTACCTGCACCCATTGATCACGTTTGCCGCCTAGCGACCAGGATGCATCGGAGACTACGATCCCGGCAGGCCACGAGTTCGGCGTGCCACCCTCCCCGCGCGTCATCATACCGATAGCCGTAGACCATCCCGAGGTGGGTTTTTCCGTGCTTTGCATCATCACCCAAGCGGAGAAACGGTATTTACCTCCCGCCCTGATCGCCATCCATGTTCCTGTTGTCTTATCGCTGTTCCCTGTCTCGCCGCTGTTACGTGTCACCTTACCGGACTTGCTGCCGTCACGTTTGGCCTGAGTCGTGGCGATGAACTGTGCGCCCGCCACCCTGTAGTTGTCCGCATACGACTCAAACGATCCGTCAATGAATGGGTTCGTCATCTTAGAGGATACGGTAGACAGGTCGGCTTTAACCTGCGTCACTGCGTCCGCCTGGGCCTTAATTTGATCTCCCTGGCTCTTAACAGTGGTCTGTATGGTAGACAGTCCTGCTGCGTTTGCGGCGATGTCCACGGCATCGGTGACGTCCATCAGATAGAGATCATCAACATAGAGGTTACCTTTGGACAGTAACGCCATGAAGCTGACCTGGGCGAACGTGGTGGCCGTCGCTTTCCAGGTCTTACTAATCTCTGTCCACTGCGATCCGGTCTGGTAGTTTTTCGGGTCAAACTGGACTTCAATAACCGGGTTGGTCTGGCCGGTGATACCCATGCGTATTTTGTTATTGCCCTGCGCCGTCGATGGCATCTCGGCATTGCCATCGGCACGAATCCACCCGCCCAGCTTATACGTGCGGCCTTTCTGGATCGGGATGTCATACTTCTGCGCAATGGTGTCCTGCGCGGAGTTGTGTGCGGACAGCTTCAGGATACGACCGCCTGAGTGCGGCGACTGCGCGTCGATAACAGTGGCAACGGTGGTTGAGCCTTGCGTCCAGGAGTCCAGGCCTCGCTCGAAGCCACCATTCGCGACAAGATTACCGGCCATCTTATTATCGATGTCCGCCAGCGCAGCCGTGAGGTTAGAGGATACTGCGGTGGTAGCTGCTGCGTTCGCGATGATGTCCTGCTCTGTCTTCGTCACACGCTGCGTAAGCTGCTGCGTCGCGCTGGTGTTGGCCGCGATTAGGATGGCATCGGTGATGTCGTAGATCGCCACGTAATCGATATCCACCTCGGCGGCGTCCGGGAAGCAGTAGATCCCGAAGGTGACCGCCACGGTGCCGTCCGGGCAAGCGTTGAAGTCGTATGTCTTGACGTCGAACGCCGTGGCGAACTGTAGCGTCTGCTGCTCGTAGCCGCTGGTGCCATCCGGGCGGTGCGCCCAGCGTCTGACCATCAGGTTACCTGCCCCGGAAACTTTCTTCGCTTTGACAACAATGCGGTATTTCTTATTCCCGCCATCCACCTGAAATTTGTGCTGCCCGTTTGGGAAGATCCCGGAGTAGTTACCGGAAGCCCACTTTATGCGGACGCCCGCTTTACCCTCTCCATAATCACCGAATTTAATCTGCCCGCCTTCCTGAGTGGTCCACGCGACAGACCCTTGGCGAAAATCGTAGTTTGGGACGAGATTAGCGCCAGCGTCGCGTAGAGACTCGACCCATCCCGCGACGCTGGTTAGCGCCTGGCTGGTCGTGTCGATGTCTTTGCCCTGCTGCGTTGTGGTCTGCTCAAGATTCGTGATTGCCTGACTGTTCGCCGTATTCCCTTTTTCGACGTTAGTCACGCGGCCGGTGACGGCGGTAATTGCGTCGCTGTTCGCCTTGATATTTTTGCCTTGTTGCTCGACGGTACCGGACAGGCTCGACACACTACCGGCAGCGGCATCTGCAGCGGCTTTGGCTTCTTGAGCGGCCGTGACTTCCCGCAGATGCCAGTCGGTAGCGTACCAGACAGACTTAAACGGGCTGCTTTGGTTAATCTGCAGGAACGGGCGCAGATATCCATAAGTCCAGCTGGCCGGGACCGTCCAGCGCCAGACAACCTGTCTCCAGGTCTGTGTCGGGGCCACGTTGCCGTTTGAATTGCGCGCCGTACCGCCGCCTGTGGGCGTCGTTGTGCTGGCGATATACAGGTTAAACGGCGCCGTCGCGTCTGCGCGCGCTGCAACCCATACCGACATCTCAAAGACCTGGCCCGGTTTAACGGGGATCGCCGCGAGGTTGGCGAAGTGGTCACGGCGATCCAGGCGGACGACATAGCGGTTAGGGCATCCCGCCGGGATGTCCGCATCATAAGGGATTGAGTCGTCGGTCGCGTCGTCGACGGTATCGCGACGCGTAAAGCCGAAGCTGCTATAGGCCGGGTCAAAGGTCGGATTCGGGATGTAGTCCCCACCGGACGCCGTTGCAGCGTTCAGGCTGGCGTTGATGCCAGTGATCTGCTGGCCTGTCGTGGTCAGCTTGCCCTCGGCGGTCGACACGCGGGTGGTTAGCTGATTCAGTGCCTCAATGGTAGCCGCCTTAGCCACTTCACCTTCTACTGTGCTCACGCGGCCTTTCAGCGATGTGACGGCGTCGCTGGTCGTCTTAAGGTCTTCGCCCTGTTGCGTAACGGTCTGTGACAGCGCGGTGACCGTGGATCCATCCGCTTTCGTGGCGATAGTTTTGCCGAGGTCGGTTTTTACGTTGTCGATCTTGCCGTCCAGGCTGGTGATCTGTCTTGACTGCGTAGACAGAGACCCTTCGGCAGCAGTAACACGCTGGGTCAGACCAGTGATAGCCTGGCCCTGCGCGGTGTTTTTGTCATCCGCGTCTTTCTTGTTCGCATTGACGGTGTTAGACAAGTTAGTGGTTCGCTCGGCCTGCGCGGTAATATCTTTGCCCTGCTGCGTTACCGTGGCCTTCAGCGCGTCAACGGCTGCCGTGGTCGCCTTCTTCGCGACTTCTGCGTTAGTCGAATCGATACGCCCGCCCAGGCTGGTGATTTGCCCGGCTTGTGTGGTGATATCCTTCTCCGTCTTCGTTACGCGGGATGATAGATCCGTAACGGCTTGCGCCGACGCCATCCCGGCGATCCCGTTAGATGCTGACAGCATGAAGTTGCGGAAATAGAAGCGGGCCGCCGCCGGAGTCCAGCCGCCGCACGCCAGGCGCAGATAGAGCCACTGTCCGGGGAAATCATTCGGGATCTTCAGAGTGATAGTTTTCGTCTGCCAGCCGGTGGTAAGGCCGGAATTCCAGTCGAATTTATTCACTAACCACGTGGTCGGGTCGCTCCACGTTTTAATCAGGCCAATATTAAACATCTGCGTGCCGGTGCTGATCGTGGCATCTGACACTTTGACATCAAAGGACAGGGTAAGCGTCTGCCCGGCTTCTACAGGTACTTTCGTACCGTTCGCTACGCGGCACGCCGGTTTATCGGTGGTCAGCGCCTTCTGCGTAGCGTCGAATACCGGCGCGCCGTCTCCTGAGCCGGATAACGTCCACGATGAGATGCTGGCGGTCGCGTCACCGTTCAGTAGCAAGTTGCCGGTATTCAGGCGGTTGATAAGGTTCGTCGTCTGGTTTGACGTCGTTTCTAACTTACCTTCGGCAGCGGTTACCCTGGTGGTTAGCCCGGTCATGGCTTCAGCGGTGGCGTTGTCCTGCGGCGCTTCGCTCCACTCGGTGGCGACGTTACCCACTTCGAATTTAGGCGAGTTGATGAACAGCGTACGCGCGACAGTAGCAGGTTGCAGACGTCCCAACAGCAAACGTTTTGTGCCGGTTCCGGCGGTCTGTTTCCACTTGACCCAGTATCGCTGCCATTCAGTCGTGATATCGAAAGTAACACCGCCATCACCGGCAGATCCTTTCTTGCCCTGGCTGGTTTCCCATGATCCGGTGGTATTCGGGTTGTAGAAATAGGCGTTAAATGTCAGCGCAACGGACCCTTTCGCATAGAACGAATAGACGTACTCGGTACCGTCAATCGGTGCGGCAAGTTTGACCTCTGTCTGATTGTACGCGGTGCCGTTCGCCGCGACCGAGATAGCCAGGCTGGCGTTGCCTTTAAAACGCTCTGATTTGCTGGCGTTGCCGTAGCCGGTCAACTCGCCCGAATTCGGCAGCAGGTTGGCCCCGCCCACGCGCATGTTGTCCAGCCTGGAGTTGAGACCGGTAATGCTCTGACCCTGGGATGCGATCGTGCCGTCCTGCGCGGTATTCTTCGCTTCGATGTTCTGAATCGCGGTCGTATGCCCGGCGATAACACCGTTAGCGGCGGCGAGATCAGCGGCTACCTGGTCCGTTTTGCTCGCGGTGGCATCGAGATCGCTGGCGATAGTGTCCATGCGAGACGAGGCCGCTGCCGTTGATTTATCGTAGTCCACGCGCAACGTGTCCACGCGAGAGCCGATCGCCTTCTCCGCTGTTACGCGAATTTTGCGCTCTTCGTAAATCAGGCCGCTGGTCAGCAAGTCCGGGTTGGTGCCAGTCTGCGTGCCGCGAAGCTGGACCGCTAATTGATTGCGGGTGGTAGCCTCGGCGCTATCGGCATCGGTCATTGCCTGGCGTAGTTCCTGAATCTGAGCCTGTGACGCCCCCGGAGTCGGGCGGCCCACGGCGAACCAGTCGACCTCAAAGTGGTTAGCCGTGGACAGGCCCGCCGTATTGAAGTCCAGGCGTACACGACGGATGTCTGCCGATGCGGTCCAGGGGATGTCCGCGATAGACACCACGGCGATCCCTGTGGCCGGGTCGAATTGTGGTTCAGGTACGGTGATTCGGCGAGCATCGACCCATCCTTGTTCAGTCTGGCCGGTCCACCACAGGCGAAGATTCCACGACGGCGAGCCGATTTTGCGGACGCGAAAGCGAATGTATTTATACGCTGTGGCGTCGATTTTGGTTGCGTTCGGGCTGCGCATTGTGCCGGTTGGCCCTGCCGGAATCAGCCAGCCATCAGATGTAATCGGCAGCGGTAATTTCCAGCTATCATCCTCGGCCCATCCTTCAGAGTCTTTATCGAAGTAAGAGATCGAGGTGAAGTCGAATTGTTCTCCAGATCCCGCGCTGAGAGACGCGATTTGCAACGCCAGGGAATCGTTGACGTTCTGAATCGTGGTATTTACCGTCTGGATCTGCGCGTCGACGGCGTTCTTCTGTGCCAGAAGGTCATCGGCGGCTTTCTTAGCCACGGCGGCGTCGTCTGTTTCGGCCTTCGCTACTGCATCGGCGACTTTTTTCGCTGCGTCGGAGGCGGTCGCGGCGTCACCAGCCGCGCGGTCTTTGACTTCCTGCGCCAGTCCTGCAGCTGTGGTGTTGCCCTTTGAGATTGCTGCCGTTAAGTCTTTGCCCTGCTGCGTGACAATAGCACCCTGCGCGGCGACGTCCTTCGCCGCCTGGTCAGCGGCTCCCTGAGCGGCGTCCGCAGCCTGCTGCGCAGCGTCGGCCGCAGCACTGTTGTCCTGAATACCTTTGTTCAGTTCCTCATAAGTATCCGAGCCTTTCAGCGCATCGTCGAGCTGCTGGTAATAGTCATCAACGTTATCGCTGGACATGCCCTGCACCCAGCGGGTCCACGGCGAGACATTGCCCAGGCGGTCGACAAGGCGTGCGCGATACCAGAACTGCGTAGCAATCTGCAGGCCCATCTGCTGATACTGCTTGCCCGGATACGCTAAATCTGTCAGCGGCATCGCACCGTTCCCGCTCTTGTCCGGGCTGTACTGCAGCTCTGTGCGCTGGGTATCTTCGGAACCTTCCGGGAACTCCCAGCGGATCTCGATACCAGCGGTCAGTGAAACGGTCGTCAACGACAGCGGCGGCAGCGGCTCACCGACTTTCCCTGTCAGCGTCTTCTCTTCCGAGTACGCCCAGCCACTGGAAATTTCAGCAGCGTTGATCGCGCGGACGCGTACCAGATAACGACCGGCATAAATGCCGCTGACCTCAAATGACGTGGTCGAGCTGCGCGGCACGTTAATCCAGTTGCCATCATTTCGACGCCATTGAGCCTCATATGCGATAGCATTTTGAGCGGCGTTCCAGTTGGCCTGCAGGGTTTCGACGCTAATCCCCTGATTCACCACAGAGAAGGACGTCAGAAGGATACCATCCGGCGGAGCCTGGTTTCCTGGCGGAATGACGCTAATCGGGCGCTGGTCGATGATCGCGCCAGTATCGATACGCGGGAATTTGTCCGGGTCGTGGGCCACGCCGGTGATTGTATACGTGGCGTTGTTGTTGTCCTTTACCCCGATAACGCGATACTGCTGTGTATACAGATCGTCGGACTCAATAACCCAGACGCATTCTGCTTCCGGCGTCTCACTGTACGCCGTAGTGACTGTTATCTGCCGTCGACCGTTCACTGACTGAATGGACCGGGCCTGAGAAATCCCGGACGGAAGATTAAGCTGTAGTCGGTCCCCGGCTTTTGCATCGACATCACGATCGAGCGTAATCACCCGGCCATTAACCGCGCTGATACGCCCGCCATTCACACTTCCGGCCAGCAACTCATCGGCAAGGCCGATGATATAACCCGGCTGCGGGATTTTGCCATCGAGACCAACATCAATCTCAACCATCCGGTCTTTGTTGTTTGTCAGAATGCCCCACAGCCCTTTCCTGTGGGCTTCGCTCTGCCGGGTACACCCGATGGCCGTCACCTCGAGCTGGTTAAAGCTGTAGCGGGAAACCAGCTCCGGAACAAACGCCGGTTCCATCGCATCAGCATACGCGTTCGCCGGGTCAGACCAGGATACGAGCGCGTTAGTGTAGCGAGCCTTGCTGGTGCTGCTCGAATAGCGCGGTTTACCAATGATATTCGCCCGCGTATAGTTGAAATCGACATCACGCGGCATATCCGCCTGCACAACAATCTGCTCACCGCTCCAGCATGTCATCCCCCTGAAAATAGCGGCAAAATCACGCAGTACGGTGTAAGCGTCGTTGCGTTCCTGGACATAGACGTTACAGAGATATCGAGGCTCCATGCCATCGCCGCCCCTGCCATCCGGAACCATCTGATCGCAATACTGCGCAATCTGGTACAGTGTCCATTTAGAAATATTGGCGCTTGTCAGGCGGTTCCCGAGGCCAAACCGGTCTGAGACAACAATGTCGTAATAAATCCATGCTGGGTTGTCTGTCCAGGCCCATTTAAACCCGCCGGTCCAGGTGCCAGTATACTCACGGGTCTCCGGATTGTAGTTATCCGGAACGCGGATCACGCGCCCGCGCGGCTCGCATGAAATCTGTGGGATGGAGCCGTTGAACTGGCTGGAGTCGAACTCAATATAGAGCAAAGCGGTATGCGGATAGCGCAGCTTCGCGTCAATCACTTCTGTGTAGCTCTGTAACGTCATCACATCGCCGATTTTGACGCTGTTGGCGTCCGGCGAGACTTTCCGCAGGCGAAGCGTCCATGTACTCCCTGCTTGCGGCAGGTCGATACGATGGCTACGCTCATAGCCGGAGGTGGTTTTCCCGGTAACTGCCGTTTCCAGTACGGTCTGCCATGCTCCGCCATCCGTCTGTAAATCGATGGCATATTTAACAGTATTCCCCACCACGTCCCCGTCGTCTTCCTGCTTCATCAGTGAAGGCCATTTCAATCTGACGCGAACGGCGGAGAGTTGGGTATTCGTGAAAGTGTGAGACCAGGCAGTTTCGCTGGATATTTCCGTTCCGACGCTGATTTCATTTTCAGTACCGGGAATACCCTGAATATACTTTTGTGCCTGTGTTCCAGGACGGAATTCCCACGCTACACCGGAAAAGTTCTCCGTTCCATCGGCATTTAATAAGGGCGTACCATCGAGATAAATATCTTTACCTGTTAATTCACCTGCAAACTCTCCCTCGCCCAGCGCGATGAGAATTTTGGCTTTTGCTACGGACTGTAAATCATCCGGCTGCTCCGTCGGCGTGCGCTGGCTTGAGCTGCCACCTTTGCGCCCTTTGATTATGTTATTGGCCATATTGCGTCCATAAAAAAAGCCACCGCAAGGTGGCCTGTACTGAAGGGAGATACTGACTGATTATTTATTGCTGGTCTTCGACATAAATTCCGGCGGAAATAATCGCCCCGCCAATTCGCCGTTTGCCATAAAGAAGGCCAACCGGATAGCCCTGTGATGCGGTATTAGTCACCCCACCAAAGGCATAGGAGGCTTTGTTCTCGGGGGACTCTTTTCGGGCCAGACCTGCAGGTTGCGGGGAAAGCATCTGAACCACACCACCTAGCATCATTGATGCGCCGGCCATCATAGCGTATTGCCCCCATGCAGCACCGCCAAGGGCTTGCCCAATGGGGGTAAACATACCAATTGCCCCTGCAACCACAAGTACAGCACCTAAAATAGTTTGAAAAACACCTGCTTTTTTACTACCAATTACGACAGGGACGATACGAATTACTTCACCTGTAACAGGAAACCCCAATTCATCCAGACAGATATTTTTTTTACCCTTAAAAACAGCAAAAGTCAGCCCTTTATCCTTGCTGTTATTTAAAAACTTCTCGAAGCCTTCCAGAGTGCAACATAAAGCCTTAATGGCTTCGCTAGTTGTACTAATAATCCTCTGATGATGAACGCCAAACTTCTTACCTAAAACTCCACTTAGTTCTATTTCAGTCATTAATTCTGGCATATTACACCCAACAAAAAGCCACCTTAAAAAGGTGGCTATATTATTTATTCAAAAGCGTTAATTTTGTGACATTGGTAAAATGTCAACATTACCACTTTGGTCAATAAAAATCCTCAGATTGCGAGGTGTGTTTTCTTTGACTACAAACTCCCGTTCTCTCTTTGGCGCACCATTACATAAACCTCTTCCTTCAAACCCAGCTCCAACTATCACAGGTCCAGCGGGTATATAAGCTGTGACTTTTTCTCCTGTATCGAGTTCAGCTAAGCGCTTTCCGTCAATATAAGATGTAATAGCACAGCCTCCAGAGACAAAACCCTTATCACGAATAATAGTCACCGCAGTAGTATCCGCTTTTTTCTGAAATTCAGATGAGGGCTGTATTTCTTTTGCATTCTGAGGGAGTACTGGCTCAGTAGAGCATCCAACCAAGAGCAAAAATGAAAGAGTTACTAGTTTTTTTTTCATCTCCGTTTCCTTTTCGGATTTCATTTTCCTCAAAGCTTAACACAGAGAATGATAACGAACGATTTTCATTGTCCTTTCAAGCCAGTATCCGCCATACGGCACACGCTTGCTAAGGTGACCATAAAGGTGGTGAAGCAGCATGTTCCCTTCAAGTAAAATCCCCGCATGGTTCCACTTTTCGGCCTGTACCTGCATGATGACCATATCGCCCGGCTGCGGCGGGCCATCAAACTCCCTGAACCCACATTCATACCAGCAGTCCTGATAAAAGTTGTCAGGATATTCATTTTCCCACCAGGGATAATCGACGCGATAATCATGCAACTCGATACCGTGGGTCTGGCGGAAGTAGCTCATCACGAGGCCCCAGCAATCGTAATGGCCAAGTACGAACGGGCGCTCGATGAGTGGCAGCTCACCGCGCGGGTGGATGGTACGGAGATCGCCTTCCGGCCAGCTGATGATATGCCACGGTAGCAGCGTAGCATCGCATTGCGCTTTATCCAGTTCGCTGGGCTGCGTCGTTGCATCCGGATGGCTGTGAACAATACCGATGATCACGCCCCAGTCCTCGACTTCTGCGTAATCCTCCGGCGCCAGAATAAAATTATCGCTCGACTCGCGGGCCTGGTTCCGGCAGGGGAAATAGCGCTCCACTCGGCCCTTTTGAGCAATCAAGCCGCATGCCTCACGCGGGTAATCAGCAGCGGCATGAGCTTGTATCGCATTAATCGTCTTCTGCCGCATATCAGCTCCTTATCAGGGACGTGCCAGGGAAACCACCAAACGGCAGTTCGTTGTTATCGCCAAAGCGCAATTTGCACGCCGAGAGCGTCCCATTGCAGACGTCCTTCGATGGGTCATCAACCGGCTTGTTGTTTTTGTCGAAATAGCGCGTGCCGGCATAGTCGCAACCATCACCACTGCGGTATTTATTGCGAATACACCAGGTGCAAAGCGAGTGATATTGCCGGGTCGGGATCAAAACCCCCTGCAGATCCATCGGACTGGAAAGCGTAAACTCGACCAATTCGTCGGTTTCAAGACTTTTGGTATCGATAAAATAGAGGTGCCGTTTCTCCTGCGTTGGATCCGCGGTGGCATTACCCTCAGGGAAATTTCGCGCATCAAGATACTGCTTTTGTGTCTCATGGATAATGACCCTAGCCATCGCCAGATCGTCGTAATGCAAACACAACGCGGAAATTGAACTATCAATGTTGCCCACCCTCAGTGTCGGCTGCGCGTCGCTTCCTGAAGTCGAGGATTCGATCCCCTCTAATTCACACGGCCACGCTTTATATTCGGTTCCCTGCCACCAGATACTTTTAGCTGGCAATTTCGATTCATCGCCACCAGCGGCTAAAATTTCCGCTTCAGTATGGGGAATGTTATACCCGTGGAAATATAAAATATCCCCCATATTAAAAGCACTACCATCAATTTCAAAAAGCCGGATTTCATCTCCCGGCTCAAGTTTCTGATAATCAGCGTGAAGACTCATGGTACGAATGCCTGTTCAAATGTTGCGGTGACTGCCATGACTTTGTTGTTCAGAATGGTTTTTTGCAGGCTGTCAGCCTGTACACGCCATAGCGCCAGCTCGTCATACGGTGGTTTAAACGTAAAGGATTTTGTTTTATGCCGTCGCAGGAATTTATAAATATCCAGTCCTGTTTGCAGATCTCCGGTAAATGAAAATGCATAATTTAAGGTTTCCGGGTTTATTCCCTCCCCTGAAACCTGCGCATAGCCGTCGCCAAATTGCGCCTTGCGAATATTATCCTTGCTCGTTATCGCGGGCTGACTGGCGGCCTGAATTCGCCAGGAGAATGTTTCAATAGTCATAAGGTATTAACGCCATTCTTTTATTGCCTTCCACAGCGGCGTCCCGGGCCGTTGGGCCTGTTCGCTGACGACGCTGATGATGGCGGGTTTCAGTTGCTTAAGGATACCGTTACTGTCAATCGCTGACCGCTGCGTAGACTGCTGTTCGCTCCCGCTGCTGATATAGACGCCCCCCATGTTGACCATCACACCGCCAGGGGAGACACTCGCCGGGCTGGCAGCGTTGCCGACGTACCCGCCGGCAGCGTAACCGCGCATCATCCGGTAAAGATTGCTCACCCCAATGCGGCTGGTCGCCTCTTTTGTGAATACAAACTCACCGCGGTGCACAACGCCAGCAGGCTCATATTTACCGCCGTGGCCAGTGTAGCCGCCGCCGTCGTATCCTGGCGGACGGTAAGAGGGTACCGGAACTGATTGCCCGGATGACGTATTGCTTGCGCTACCGTTGATCCACCCCATAGCCGCCTGAATGGTATAGGCCACGATCAGCTGATTGATGACCTGAACAATCATCTTCAGAATGGATGTGGTGAACTCCTTAAAGCTCGCCTTTCCGGTTGTTGTCAGCGCTGTCAGCTGGTTCGCCAGACCACTGAACGTGGCCTGAGAAATATCTTTCACAGATGAGAAAACATCTGTGGCCGAATCCTGATACTCCGCCCAGCCCTGTTTGGCGCCGGCCAGCCAGTTACCGCGCAATGCATCCTCAGCTTCATAGGTGGTTTGCTGTTCCGCCAGCACCTTCCGCTGCGCATCAGGATTGAAGGCGTACGTTTCACTCAGCTTTTCAAGCGTGGTCCTTCTGTTCGACTCCCTGCCAGAAAGGCCGTCAGCCTGAGCCTTTATCCCCGCCCGGATCGCACTCTGCTGCTGCGCGAATTTATTTGCCTGATCTGCAAGATTATTCAGCTTCTGCTGCCGGGCAACCTTATCACCGAGATCGGCAAGCTGGCGTTTGTATTCCAGTGTTTCATTTTTGTGGGCCAGCAGGGATTTTTCCTGCGTGGACAACTGGCGGCGGCCGGCGGCCTCCTGTAAAACGGCATACTGATTTTCCGTCTGCCAGAGATCGCGGCGCTGCTTACTGATCACATCGTTAACGTCGGTATGCTGCTGCAGGGTTTTAAGCTGCGCCTGCAGCGTCAGCAGCTCCGCCTGCGCCCCTTCTTCTGCTTTACTACCGGCGGGCGTAGTATGTTGCCTGCCCTTCGGCGTTTTCGGGTCTTTGTATTTGCTATCGATGCCCGCGCGGATTTTCGCGATATCGCTGTCCGTCCAGCGGGTGGCAACCCCATCGATGGCATCCTGTTTATTTTTCGCAACCAGCTTATTAAATTCTTCCTGAGCTCGGGCCCGCCGCTCGGCTGGTTTCAGGCCAGCGTCAAGAAGCTGGTTAAACTGCTGCTGATTCCTTATTGCCTGCTGCTGCTGATCATTTCGCAGCTTCTCGCGCGCCGCGGCTAACCCCTCCTTAGCGTACGCTTTATCAATTTCGTCAAAAGTTTGTTTTGCCAGCGCTTCCCGTTGAGTGGCATTACGTAAACGTTCGGCATCGGCTTTGATTAATGAATTATTACCGGAATAGTTGGGATCGACCTTCAGGTTGGCTTCCAGCGCCCGACGCTCTTTTTCCGCAGCCTGCCATTCTGCAAAAGCCCCCTGCCGCTTCATGGCCGTATCAGGATTGCGACCAATGTTCATCATGGCATCCCAGGCGCCGCTGGCAGCATTTTTCACCCAGTTCCACGCGGTTTCCAGTGTCCCCAGATTTTCCTTCACCGCATTCGCACGCTGGATAACGCTGTCGGAATAGGCGCGCATCGCAAGCTCGGCAGCGCGCTGAGAATCCCCCATCGCCTGAGCAGCTGAAATCTGTTCAAACTGGCTTGCGGTCAGAAAATGAAGCGACTCATTCAGCGCTGCAACCGCATTAACCGGATCCTCTTTCAGCCGTTTGAACTGGTTAATAGTTTCATCCACCGCCTGGCCGGTCGCCTGCTGCAGCCTGGCTGCCACGTTGGCAACCCGCTCGACGTCGGCGCCACCGAATGCCCCACTTCCGACAACCTGCGCTAATACGGCTGCCGCGGCATGCTGTGTGACCCCATTTCCTGAGATGTTCCGCGCCAGCGCATGCAGTTGTCCCGAGGTTTTCCCTGCATAATTCCCGGTGAGAATGAGCTGTTTGTTAAACTCATCTGCTTCCTTCCCGCCATCGTACCAGGCCTTCCCCAGCAGAACGACGGATGCCGCTATGCCGCCGACAACACCAGCGATGCCGAGACCGCGCAGCGTCATTAATTGATCTATCCATCCTGCCCGGTTAGCCAGGGTGATCCCGGATCCGCGAAGCGCTCCAAAGTTACCACGCAGCAGCTCCCCCATCAGCACGCCAAGTTCCCTCCGCGCGCCAGCACTCTCGAGACCAAGACTGTGCGTGGCGACCTTTGCCGCCTCCAGTTTGCGGATATAAACTTCAGCGGCATCGCCGGCGCCCACCTGCGCCGCTTTCATTCTAAGGAGCTCTGTACCAGACAGCTTTTGCTCGACAACCTGCGCCTTCAGCTGGCGAAGAAATTTTTCGCGCGCCTGGTTCGCTTTTTCCTCAACCTGCTGGAGTTCTTTCTGCCGCGCCGTGGTGCGGGAAATCAGGGAGAGATAATCGCCCTGAGTGATGTTCCCCTGAGCGCGGGCCTTACGAAATTGTTCCTGGACACTGGCCAGCGACCGCGTTTCACCACTGAGGGATCGAACACCATCTATCTGCCGAAAGAACGACTCCGCCAGCGCATCCTGCCGCCGCGCCAGCGCCTCAGCCTGCGCATCGTTCTCCCGATAGCGCTGGTTTAACCCTGTAACGCGCTGGTAAGTTTCATCAACCGATTTGGAGACTCGCTGCAGTTCGCTCTGAAGCCCGGCGGCGGCATCCGCCTGTCGCTTCTGCATATCTGACACCGCGCCTGCGCTGGCGGCGCTGGTGGTTTTCAGCGCACTGATTTGTGCCTCTGCTGCACTACGCATGCGCGTCTGCACTTTGTCCGATTCATCCGCCATACCGGACAGTTGCCCCTTAATCCTGGCAATCTGTTCGGTAAATGTGGCGTTGTCGACATCCAGGTTAATGACAAGGTCGCTAATCTGCTGGGCCATATCTGGTGCCTCCTGTTATTCCCTCTGCGGCCAGCATCATGGCGTCATCGTCCTGCACATTATCCGCTGTAGCCTCAGCAGACGGGGACAGCAGGCTGAAGTGTGCAGGGGTGATATCCGGATCCCGGTATAAGAAAGTTGAAATGGTGTAAAGCAGCCCGGAGAAATGGGCATCGAGTTGCGCATCCTGAAAATAACGATCCCGGTAAAAGTGATGCCAGTCGCCCAGCTCGGAGGACGTCATGCCAGCAAGCATGGCGCGCCAGTCGGGCCGCCCGAACTCGCGCGCCAGTTTCAGGACAAAATCAAGCTCGCTGGCTAGGGCTTTTCCGCAGTAACAGGTTCATCACCCAGCGCGGTGTCATCAATATCTTCATCCGTGGGTTGATCTTCTTCGGCAACCGGCGCCAGCATGCCAGAGAGCAGCTTGATCTGCATTTCCGCTTTGCCAATCGCTTCAGCCGGCCAGGTACTCATCACCTGCTGGTGGAGTTCCTCTTCAGATGGCCCCTTCGGATCGTTATGCCAGAGCGAGAGCGCAATAAGGCGCGCGCCTGCGCGAATACTCATGCTGACCAGTCCGGCGGACATTGTCTGGTCATCCACGTCATCAGAAATGGCGGATAAGGCTTTTTCTTCTGCGGCCAGATATTCGAGATAAGTAATGCGTTGCAGTGCCGATAATTCAGTGATCGTCACCGTAGCGCCGTTATGGGTAAATTCGTCTTTCTTCAAAAACATGCTCATTCCTTTATCCTCAGGACGCCGTCACGGTGGTTTTGCAGGTCGCCACAAAATTACCGTCATTGCCCATGACAATAATGTCGGCCGCGCCAGCCGCCACGCCGGTGACAATCAGAGATTTGCCACTCACGGCCACGGTCGCCTTCGTGCTATCCGAGGTCGCCGCACGGAAAGACTGTTCCGACGCGCTGGCAGGTAGGAAGGTGACGTTTAGCGTTGTGGTTGCGCCGACGGCCACGCTGGCCGTTGCCTTGTCGAGTTTAATGCCGGTCACTGCGATTGGCGGATTACCGCTTTCTTCCGCCAGCTCCGGTTTCCCGGTATTGGTGATTTTGGCGGTACGGGTGATCACTTCCTTCGCGGGGATGGCTTTACCCAGGCTACTGCACCAGCCTTTGAACACATCCACGGTGCCATTCGGGTACTTAATTTTGTAGGCCCGCACATCGCCATCGACAAACCAGGCCACCAGCGACTTTTGCCCTTCTTCACCGGGTTTCCAGGCCAGCGTTAAGGACGTATCCCCTGCCGATTTTGCCCCCTGAGCGGTAGCGGTCCAGTCTGCGTCTTCATCATCAAGGTAGGTATCATCGTAGGACTCTGCCGTCATTTCGCCCGGCGTCAGTTCCTTAATTTTTGCCAGGCGCTGCCAGTCAACATCGGTAAGTGGATTAGCATAGGGATTACCTGTGCCGGTATACAGCCAGAGCGTGGTACCTGCCCCTTTAACCGGGGCCATTGGATTTGGAGTAGCCATAAAATTCCTTATCTCAGGTAAGTGAGGGTGTAAGTCAGATCGACAGATCCCCATGTGGCCAGTTCGTCATCGCGTTGATAGTCGTAGCCCATGGGGATCATCGTTTCAATTAAGGGAAATAGCGCCGGAATAGTTTCGAGGGCCGGATACACTTTTTCCTCCATCCACGCATCAAGCGCGCTATCCGGCGTGGTAGATTTCAGAAACACCTCGATATGAAGGACTGATTGCCAGCTATCTTCGTCAAGGCTGTCTCCCGTGTATTCGGCATCCGACAGATAAACGGCCAGTGCCGGCAGATCCTGCTCCTCCAGAAAAACAGGGCGTCCGTCAAACCATGTCACGCGTTCCGGTATAGACGCCTTTAGTTGTTCCAGTACGGCAAGACGAATAGCGGTGTGTTTGCTCATCGCTTCAGGTGGATCCTTAGTTGGTTTTTCAGTGCTGCTGACAGTTCCTTCGGCATATCACTGTCGATAAGCTGCTTTGATATCGCGGTGAAGGATTGGGTTAACGGAGTTTCTAGGGGAACTTTGACAACATCTATCGGGTAACGGGATTTACCCAGCCGGCGCATAACCTGCCATCGCCCGTTCACCAGCTGCTGGATAAACGCATTTCTGAAAATGTACGGGCCAATACGTAACACGCTACCCCGCCCGCGCTTTTCTCCTTTACGCCTGGAGAGTTGCACACGCGCGGCACCCAGCTTAATTGCAGGCAGGTTTCCGCGGTTGATTCGAATTGCCGCCACCAGCCGTTCAGGCTTTGCACGCTTAAGACGCGAACGCTGGCGGACCAGCTTCACCGGCAACCCCTTTTTGTGGTTATCGCCCACTGTCGCTTCTTTTGCGACCTTCCTGCTGCCCTGCGTAATCGCCCGCCCGGCGACCCGATTTAGCGCCTGGGCGGCAGCCGTTGGGACCATCAGACGGCTCAGACTGTTCAGGTTCTGGATCGCACGCTCAAGACCTTTCAGTGACATCATTCACTCCAGCCAGATTTGAGGCTTCCCGTTAAAAAGCTGATAACGGGTAACGATCCAGTCTTTACCGTCATATTCGACGGCATCGTTTCTGGCGGGCCGATAGTCAGCAGCAAAAACAACCAGCACCGTTGCGGTACCGGACAACGCGCCCATCTCCTCCAGCAACTCAGCAGGCACGACGTCAACGCTTATGCCGTTAATGACCGCTTCCCTGCCCATTTTTTTGAGGGTGGCGGCATCCATCCGGGCCACCATCTTGTCGAAAGGGTTAGGCATTGATTTTGACGTCAATGACGGTACTGTTAGCCGCAGCATTTTCCCAGGCAACACCCGCCAGGACGGCATCAGTGGCTTCCAGTTGTACTTTGCCCGCCTTGATATACACCTTTTCCCCCGCGCTGATTTCATCGGCGGCCAGCTTCGGCAACTGGAATACTCCTTCGGTAAGGCCATCACCTGTATCGCCGCCCGGAATATCCGTGATCGCAACCGCAATCATTTGACCGATAACAACCGGCGCCCCGCTCAGGATGATTTCCTGTCCGGCATTCTCCACAGGGATAGTCTTTCCTTCCTGCACATAATTTTTAGCCATAACATCTCCTATCAGCCCGGTAGGGCTGATTTCAGGTATAAAAAAAGCCCGTTTGGGCTAAGAGGTTTGAGTGGGTGGGGATTACTTACCAGTGGATTTCGTCAGACCGCGGAAGTCTAACGGCGCCACGCCCGCATCGATGCGTACCTTCGTAGCAATACCATCGGTATTGAAACCTTCCTGCTGGTCAATGTAAGGCGTATCAACACCGTTCAGATATGCCACTTCGATGGTATCGGTGCCTTTAGCCGCAGCCAGATACCAGGCGTTAGGATCCTTGTGGTCCAGTCGCGGTTCAGAAATAACTTCCGCAAAGTTCTGAATAGGGTTGTTAATCCCGGAGTTGATATCTGCACCCTTAACGCTTGCCGATTTAATCGTCTGATTGGCCAGCGTTTCGAGCCCCACCGGCACCAGCATATAAGCCGGACGAATGTTCAGAGTACGCTCGCCCTCTTTTTGCAGGCGCATCAGTTTGCGGGCATCATCAATGCTCGAAACAGAAATGGCGCCAGAGGAGAGGTTTTTGTGATCGGCATGGAACAGCGGTTTGCCGTCGGACAGTTTCGGGTTATCCAGCAGAATCGCATACACCAAATCACCAATGGTGGCTTTCGCGGCGCGCCCCATTTTCGCCGGGACGTCGGTTAATGCGTTCAGATCATCGTTGATAATCGCCTGGCGGGTGATGGAGAAAATTTCCCCATAGGTAGCCAGTGCGATCGTTTCACCTTTATCGCCCGTGGTCACATATTTATATTCAGCCCCTTCGCGAACCTTACGCAGGGAGTTAAAACCACCCATTCCCACGCGGTGAGCCGTTTTAAAATCAGACAGCTGGCCTTTCTTCGTCCACAGATCAAAGGTCTCTGCTGCCTCATCCCAGCCATGAAGAAGCGCCTTATTCGCTACGTCGAGCAGAATATTGCCAAAATCAGAGGTGCTGTGGGTCAACGCCAGGCCGACCATCTGCATTGGGTTGTAGCTTGAGACACCAATGCCGCGTTCGGTCAGCGCCATACGCGCATATTCGCGCAGCGTCATCCCGTTGTACACGTTATCACGTTCCTGATTTTCATACCCTGCGCGGGCCATCAGTGCCTGACGGATGCCATCGCCAACAAAATTCCCGTTCCCGGCATAAATGTGCGGCTGATCGCTTTTGTTCGATGGGGTGGCAACCTTGCCCAGAGCAGCCAGCAGCACATCTTTCGCCTGCTCCACAGTGCAATCTGGGTCCGCAATACACTGGTTTTGCAGATCCTGGTGCTTACCGCCAAACATAGCGAACAGATCATTAATCCCGTTCACACGGTTGCGCTGTTCGGCATGAATCTGCGCGCGGATAGCATTCTCATCCGCGCCAGTAGGCTGAGGGGCGATCGGCTGTTGTGCCTGAGGCTGTGGTGCTGGTTGCTGCGATTCGCGCTGGGTGGAGTTACGCGGCGGGGTGACCATGTTACGAATGCTGTTTGGCATTTTTTCAAATTCCTCAATACGTTTTGAATGGATACAGGCCATGGCCTGAAGGGATGGGATCACCTGGTCAGCAAAACCCATGGCAAGGCATTCAGCGCCGTCAAGCCAGGTTTCGTCTTCCAGCATTGCCGCAATCTCATCAGCGGTTTTTCCGGTTTTTGCTGCGTAGGCGGGGATCAGCACCGATTCAACTTTGTCCAGTAAATCAGCGTAGTCGCGCATATCGTTGGCATCGCCGCCAGCAAAGCCCCACGGCTTATGGATCATCATCATGGTGTTTTCCGGCATGATGACCGGGTTTCCCACCATTGCGATGACAGAAGCCATGGAGGCGGCCAGGCCATCGATGTGAACGGTGATCGCGGCGCCGTGATGTTTCAGAGCATTAAAAATGGCGATGCCATCAAAGACATCGCCACCAGGCGAATTAATGTGAAGGTTAATGTGGCTGACATCACCCAGCGCTTTAAGATCGTTAACAAACTGTTTGGCCGTTACTCCCCAATAACCAATTTCATCATAGATATAGATATCCGCTTCATTGTTGGCGCTGGCCTTCATGCGGAACCATGAATTACTTTTTACGCTGGCTTTCGGACGTTGATACGCCCGTATCTTTGGCATCGGCACTGGTGCCTCCTCTGTCATTGGCAGGATCAGTATCAAATACCAGCCCCTGCTCACGGTTTTCGTCTATTTCGGCCTTGCGGCGCGCTTTAACATCATCCGGATGGCGCCCACTGGCGCGAACCCAGTCTGATTCCGTCGCCGCGCCACCACGGATTTGAGCCTTCCAGGCATTCGCCTCCTTGACGGGATCAATCCATGGCATCACGGGACCGGAATACACTGCGGTGTATAAAGACTCGATATCCAGCCCGCGTGGTAAAGTAATTTGGCCGCTGGCGACAGCCATCTTCAGCCAGGCGCGATACATCGGACGCGTCACGGCCCCAATAAACCAGTCCTGAAGAATGAGATAACCGTCTGTCGATTCCACCAGCTCCTGCCGCTGAGCACTGTAAGTGCCGTTGTAGTTTCTGGCGGTACTGGAAAAACTCAGGCGGCTGCCGGCGGAAACGGCACGCAGCTGGCCGTTGCGAAAGGTTTCAAGATTGGGATTCGGGCGATCGGATTTCACCATGCCGATATCCTCGCCAGGCAGCAGGTCGTCGTAGATAATGCCGGGCTGAATATTCAGCTCACGATCATCATCCTTACCGGCGTTTTCATCCCAGCTTTGCCCATCCCCTTTTTTGATATACATCCCGAGGGCGGCGGCGATGCGGGCTGCTGTCAGCTCGGCATCTTCATATTCTTTCAGCGCACTGAGACGCATCAGCACCCCAGATAACAGGGAGGTACCGCGCGTCTGATGCAGCCGCCGGACAAACTTCAGGTGCAGCATATTTTCTGCATCAATCCGTTTGGTATCCATCTGACGACCAGAGACCGGCTGGCTTTTATAGACCAGATAGCCCTTCGGCCTGCCCCAGTTATCGGTATATACCCCCTGATTTAACTTGTCCGACTCGCTGCTGGTCTGGGGAACAAAATCAGCTTCCAGAGCTTCCAGCCAGAACGGCACCCCGGCGGTAGGCGTCAGGCCATTGCCTGTGCCGCTGACTATCTGTGCAAAAACCTCCCCGTCGCGCAACCAGCTGCGTAACATCAGGCGCTCCAGCATGGGGCGGGTAAACTGATGGGTCACTTCTGGTCGAATAGACCATTCACCCCATTTCTGACGGATATCCGCCGCCAGCTTTTTAGCAATCTTGCCGTTCTTGAGCTTCGGATGCGGCTCCACGATAATCCCGCTTTTACCTACCACCCGCTCTTCAAGCTTATCGAAAATGCCAATCACTAAATCGTGGTTATTATCAAGCCACCGCGCCTGCTCCCGCAACGAGGCAGCCCCCATCTGGCTGAGTTGATCAGCCGAACGATTTTCCCGACGAGCTTTGTGGGTGCGTGTGGGCTTAACGGCCTCATATGCCTGTATCATGGCGCGTGAGCGTAGCCTTGCGGCCTTCCAGCCAGGGGAAATGACACCAATCGCATCATCAAGTAGAGACATTACAACCTCGCCAGTTTGTAGCCAGGCCGTCCCCGGCGCTTATTATTCAGGGAAGAAAGGCGCCGCTCCCATTCCTGTCGTCCTTTGCGGATTTCAGACAGGTTTTCCATGGTCATTTCCTGACCATTAAATTTGATGGATTTGCCATCCAGTACCGCCATTTCCGCTTCGGCATAGCGCTGGATCATGGCCTCAATATCACTTTTATTCACAACCAGCCTCCTGAGGTGGCCCATGGGTTAGCGTCATCTGTTACGGTTTTTTTGCGTTTGCGCTTTTTGGTCTGGACAGGCGCTGGCGCCGGGGGTGCTTCTTCGCCAGTTTCCTGCGGCACGTTCTCCATCCACGTTTCCCTCCTCGCCCATTCAGGCGCATCAGGCCATTTAATTTTTTCGTATCCGCGAAGGATAACCAGCGCATCAGCGTAAACCAGCAGGTCAAAAGCTTCGTTGGCGCCGCGCCCTGGCTTACTCCATTTGCCATCAGAATCACGCTCCTCATAAGTCAGTTCGTCGTAAAACCAGCTTCCCAGCCACTTCGGGAAATGGATGTAGTTCGGTCCGGGAGTATCGCGCCACAAGGCGTTGTTTACCCGGTCTTTGAGGTCATTGGTTTGCAGCAGATAAAGAGGAACATCCCCGGCGGCTTTCGCCCGGCGCGCTGAACGGCCGGTGTTATCTGGCAGGGATTGGGTGATCAGCTTTTCGCGTCGATGACCGTCACCTTTAAACAGGTAAACATTCCGGCCAATTCCCTCCCGACGGCATTTACGCCAGAATCGATAGGCATTATCGGTGACACCATCTTCACCGCCGGAATCGACTGCCATTGCCATCAGGCGCATACACCGGCGGGGATCGGATGCCATTCGCCACGTCTTGTAAAAGACATCAGTCAGCAGCAGATCCCAGTCCTCCGGGTAACTGGCTGGGTCGATAGGCAGGCTTTCACCGTTCGCGTCGCACCGGAGCGACTGGCGAATGTTGTAACGGTCCACCAGCCACCGTTCGCCCATGCTTCCGTAGCCAGTAACCTGAACGACAAAGCGGCGATTACGTCCCCCCTGCACGTCGACAGTCGCCACCAGGAAACAAACACCATCAGGCACACAACGTTTCGGGACATCCTCGGCCCGCTGTTCGAGCAATTCGCTTTTACGCTGTTCGGTACTCGCGCGCGGAAGATAAGGGCGACCAAAGTCAGTGTTAACGACCGTTTTTAGTGTCTCTTCGCTTTGGGTTTTTTCGTATTCCTGCTCAGCCGCCAGATATTTATAAATTAGCTGTGACCAGGTCTGGTAAGCAGCTGCTGGCCCTTCCATCCAGAAAGAAGCAATGCGTGACCGCCGGCCCTCCCCTGTAATGTTTCCATCCCGATCAATTGACTGCCCGTCACGTAACCAGACGCTTTTCATGTTGAGCTCGCGCTTCATCGCAGGAAGCACTTTTCCTTTGCAGGCCGGGCATTGCAGATAGGCCGCTTCGCTGGCTGTGACCAGGTCCGTCGTGTCACGGTAGCCCGTCATGTTGGCAACTTCAGGCTGAAAATATTCCCCACAATGCGGGCAAGGCCAGTAAAGCCGCCGGCGGTCGCCGCGGTTATACAGCGACAACACGCCCGTCGTGGGAGGTGCTTCATGGGGTGAACTCTGCCGCCATTTCGTATCGAGAATGTCGCGGCCCGGTGAGCTTTCGACCAGGGTCATACCCGAAGACATAAACGTAGTAGTACGTTTGGAGGCAAGCGAGAATCCGTCTCCCTCCCCGTCGATGTCTTCCGGGAAGCGGTCGTAGTCGGTTAGCGCAACAAATTTATAGTCCGACGAGGACATAATATTGACTGAGGGCCAGCCAAGTTTCAGATAGTTACCAGCGCGGAAAGTACGATCGTGAACGTTGTTATCGTTACGACGCGGACTCAATCTGGTTTTTACTTCAGGGCTGCATCGGAATGTCCGGTCCAGACGTTTTTTCGAGTGTTCACGTGCTTTTTCTTCTGATACCTGAATAACCAGCATATCCGCCGGATCACAAACAATGCTGTATACGATCCATCCGTCAATCAGGCCAATCGTCTTACCCGTTCGCGCGGGGCCAACGAATACCACAGCATCGTACTCACGCGATGCCAGGCAGTTCATCGGCTCTATAACATATGGGGCCAGATTAGGATCCCATGGGACCGAGTTACCGGCGCCCATCGGCACACGCATATATTCGGCTACCGCGTCGGCAACCAGCATGCGGCGTGGCGCGCGTAAAATTCCGGAGACATCCCGGCGGATCCCCCTGGCGGATGCCCGCTTTGCCATCAGTCCTCCTCTGGCTCAACCTCCTCTGCTTCGGCTTCCATGACCTTTTGGGCCATCTGGTCGCGCAAATCGTCAATCACACTCTGCACCCGGGCAACCGCTGCAGGGGAAAGCGCGCAATCTCGCTCGAGTACATCGGGGAGCGTTTCGAGCACCATCACAACGGCTTTAGCCATGACTGAAAACTCTCTGGCCACTTCATCTGCCGGTATAAGCTGCCCCGTATCCTGCTCAAACTTGATCCGCTCGTTCTCGGCCTTCCAGTGCGCCAGCCTGTCCGCCGGTGGCATATCCTCCAGACTGGTTGCAACCGTGGGGATCATTAATTCAGCCAGAACGTCGGTCACTAAAAACAGTTTTAGTTTGCTGTTGCTGCCCGGTGCTGGTTCGACATTTTTCAGCCTGGCGGCCACCGTCTGGCGGTGGACATTGGTTATGCCCGCCAGCTGATTAATATTCAGCTTCAGAGAAGCGATTTCCTGATCCATGATGGTGAACACTTTTTAACCGTTTCGACATCATTGCAAAACAGGCATCAATAAAATCAGAAACCTGCGCAAATGATGATGATGACCATGGATCGAGAAAACTAGCCGATTCCCGCGAGCGCGCCGCCCCGTGGAAGACCGCCCCACCGGGAGGACCCATGCAATAATGATTGTCATTTGCAATAGCTAACCAATCATCGAGGCCGCTCACTGAACGACCTCTGTGAATGTTCAGCCTTCGGACGCGCCACCGTCGGCCTGCAGCACATCCTCGGGGATGCGCACCGTCAGGGGCTTATTCTCGAAGATCTTCAGCCCATTGAATCCTAAGAACGTTGAGGACTGGCTGATATGGCCTGCAATGAAATCGCCAACATCAACCAGCAACCCGGTCACGACCGCCTCAGTTTTCTGGCGCCAGTAGCTCTCCAGGGCTACCAGCAGCGGATCTGAGCCATTGCTGACCATCTGCTCACCGACGGAGTAAATCTTCTTACCTGCCTGATCAGTGATGCATTGCAGCTTGTTGCTCTGCATGGCTACCATGTCGGAATTGTTCACCTGAACGGTCAATGTCGCGACTTTTTCGCCTTCCTCATTCGTGTTGGAAGCATAGAAAAGCGAAAGGGTGAGATCATTACGATTAAACATTACTGGCTCCGGTTGCGGTTACGGTTGCGATGACGGGGACGACGCGCCGGTCGGGGCGAAGTATCACCCGGCGGCAAGAGCTCACCTTCTTTTGCAGGCTGCACGTCTTCTACAGCAACTGGTGGCTGTTCTGGCTCTGCCGGTTGTGGCTGCGCTGGTGCTGCCGGTACGAATGGTGCACCACCAGCTTCAATCTCAATCTTGAGGTGCGGGAAAATCTTAGCGGTATGGTCGAAATGAATTGCTGAGACAGGCAGATGCGCGTAAGACACGCCGTCACGCTCCAGCGCCACCAGCGCGCCATTTACGTATTCAATCTTGATGTTATTCATCGTGTACCTTCACGAATAAAAAAGCCCCGATCACTCGAGGCTGGCTTACTGTTTATCCCTGATTGGGGATATCAGCAGATTTATCCCTTAGCGGGGATAGACGTTCTCACCGATTCGTAAATCCGCTCGCAGGTCATTCCTGCTGTGTAGCGTTCGTCAGCAATTGCAGCATACCGTCGAGCCTCGTCTGCAAGGTCTCCAAGCATGTCGGCGAGCATTCCGGCGGTGGCGCCGGTTGTTTTGCTTCTGACGGCAGCGGCGAGACTTGTGGTGTGCTTTGCGGCGTCCAGGCGGGTGGCAAAGGCTTTTGCCTGCCGGCGCAGCTGGTTAACAGTGCCAGAGAGATTAGCGGCAGCAGCACGCGCTGCAGCGGTTTGAGCTTGAGCATCTTGTACGGCCTCATCGCGGGCGATCAAGCGCCCCTGTTCAATCATCCGGGCGGCGGTTTGCGCGTTAACTTCCTGAGCCGATTCGGCGCTATCACGTTCTGCCCACCGCTTTTCCCATGCCCGATCGCTCCAGGCTAAACCAGCAATAAAGGCACCAGCAATAATCACAACGGCGATGGCTGGCTTTAAGTAGGTTGCATTCACTGGTCAATCCCCCAGCACGTCAACGCACTTTCCTGGTCCCTGCGGGATACTTGCCCGTAGCAATTATTGGAGCGTATTCGGCAATCCTTCCCTCCGTCTTTAATCCACCAACGAATCGCTTCACATGCGCCTTTACGGTCGCCAGCGTTAATCCGCTGGTAGAACGTCGACGGGAAGCAACGACCGGGGCCGATGTTGTACGGACAGAATGAGGCAATGCCGACTTTTTGCGGTGGGGTCAGTGGAACGTGGATATTCCGATCAACCCACGCCAGCGCCTTATCACGTTCGACAGCATTCACCTCATCGCATTTGGTCTGGGTCAGCTTCATACCCTGAGTGACGGGTTTACCATCAATGCGCGTGGCGCCGCGGCAAATAGTCCAGATCCCCCGACTGCCATCGCGATACGCCGTAAGGCTGTTACCTTCTTTCTCATCAAGGAACTGATCCATCAGAGTTGGCGCAGATGCACCAGCAGCAATTAACGCCAGCATGGCTGTGCTGAGTTTCGTTTTCAGGTTGGCCATGTTAGTGATCCTGTGGTGGTGGCGTTACGTAGCCCCGCGCCAGAGCCTTTTCATATGCTCTGGTTTGGCGCCGCTTAAAATAAAAGTTCACGAAGAAAGTCAGCAAGCCGATCACGAAGCCGCCGACGACCGCAATCAAATTCCAGTCGAGCTCATGTACCCATCTGGCAATGCCACCCCAGCAGATGAGGCCGCCCGAAGTGCAATACCCTACTGCAGAGGCAATTTTGTCAGGCATGGTTCTGTTCATCCGACACCTCCTGTTGAGGTGCTATACGTGTAAGAAAGAATGAATATCGAAGGCAATAAAAAAGGCCGCCAACATGGCGACCTTTTGATTAGGGGAGATGGTGATTAACGAACGACAATTTCCATATGCTGTCCCAGCGCTGACAGCGCTTTTTGAATCGTATCAATTTTGGTGCTGTGACCAAGCGATACGATGCGCTGTATTTCCTGCGGGCGCGTATTAATCATGCGGGCAAGTTCAGCATTGCTGGTGTTAGTGCTTACCAGACGATTTAGCAGCAATACTTTCGCCGCTACGCTGGACGGAACCTCAACAAATGCCTCACCATCAGCCGACGGTGCGGGAATCTCCCGGCGATCGTCGAAGTAGAAATCAAACGCCGTGACCAAGGCATCTTGCGCCATCTCTAACGCTTCCTCCCTGGTCTCTCCTCCCGTCATTGCCTCTGGGATATCCGGAAAGAATACCGCCCAGCCAGTTTCGTCATGCTCAAAAATTACCGGGTATCGCATATTGATTAAGTGAACCTCCGCGAGTACCAGCCCCGAAGGGCTGGATTTTATTTGATGCCGAGTTGCTTAAGAATTGCCTTCCTCAGCGGTTCCGGTATTTCCTTACCCGGATGTCTCGGCATTACCGTTTGCTTGCCATTGAGGTAGATTTTCAGGTGGTTGGTACCATCTTTAAACTCTGCCCCTTGAGCTGCAAGCCAACGCCTCAACTCGCTTTGCTTCACTTCCTCCTCCTGTCTGTTTAACTTGAGATAATTATAAACATTTTTGTTTATAAAATCAAGCCTGGATATAAACATTTTTGATTATACTTAAGGAGGTATATGGATAAACCAATAAAAAAACCCCGCCGAAGCAAGGTTCTGGGGCATAAGCTGATGTCGAAGTGACTACACTTATCACGTTACACAACAAAATGCGGACCGCGTTAGTGATTTTTGGTAATGACTCCAACTTATTGATAGTGTTTTATGTTCAGATAATGCCCGATGACTTTGTCATGCAGCTCCACCGATTTTGAGAACGACAGCGACTTCCGTCCCAGCCGTGCCAGGTGCTGCCTCAGATTCAGGTTATGCCGCTCAATTCGCTGCGTATATCGCTTGCTGATTACGTGCAGCTTTCCCTTCAGGCGGGATTCATACAGCGGCCAGCCATCCGTCATCCATATCACCACGTCAAAGGGTGACAGCAGGCTCATAAGACGCCCCAGCGTCGCCATAGTGCGTTCACCGAATACGTGCGCAACAACCGTCTTCCGGAGCCTGTCATACGCGTAAAACAGCCAGCGCTGGCGCGATTTAGCCCCGACGTATCCCCACTGTTCGTCCATTTCCGCGCAGACGATGACGTCACTGCCCGGCTGTATGCGCGAGGTTACCGACTGCGGCCTGAGTTTTTTAAATGGCGGAAAATCGTGTTGAGGCCAACGCCCATAATGCGGGCGGTTGCCCGGCATCCAACGCCATTCATGGCCATATCAATGATTTTCTGGTGCGTACCGGGTTGAGAAGCGGTGTAAGTGAACTGCAGTTGCCATGTTTTACGGCAGTGAGAGCAGAGATAGCGCTGATGTCCGGCAGTGCTTTTGCCGTTACGCACCACCCCGTCAGTAGCTGAACAGGAGGGACAGCTGATAGAAACAGAAGCCACTGGAGCACCTCAAAAACACCATCATACACTAAATCAGTAAGTTGGCAGCATCACCTGATTTTTTGCACTTTATATTGTAACTTAGTATTTACAATAACTCATTGAGTTATAACATTCTCAGAATTAATAAAGATTCCTTAAAAATTGATTAAAGAAGGACACAGCTAATGAAAGAAAGTCGCAGCAAAGTAATTCATTATAAACGAGCAGTCATTCCAAACTGCGCGGCGACACTCCAAGAAATCATTGAATCGATCATTTCCGAAAATGGTTCCGCTCATAAAGTAAGTATGCGTAGAGAACAAATAAATCCAGCTGATAGCGATAGTGGTTATCGGATGGTTAACCGAAGCAATACCTTTAAAACAGTCCTTTTTGGTCAACTGATTCTATTTGAACAAGGTAAAAGTCAAACACTTATGACCATCGCTGATGATGTTAATTACTATGACATTAACGCCATAACGTCAAAGCAAATAAAATTAGAAGGAGATGAGGGGATAAGCGAGGAAGAAAAACAAAAGATTAAACGCGAATTTGTAGATTCAATTCTATATTTCGGAATTCGTGGCAACCACGTCATGATTGTACAATCAAGCTCATTACGCATAAAAGATATCGAGACTCATTTAAATTGGTTGATACACTCTTTCGGCTCTATTTTTGACACTGATAGTTTTCTTGTTCTTCAGGATAAACCAACCGAAGAAACAATTAAAAAAATGCATGAAAGCCCAGTAAAAAAAATCAATCTAGGCAGCGTTCCAATTAAAAACAAAGAACCATCTGAAACTGTTAATATTACCCATACAGCCAATACGCAAGATATCAGCGAAGCAGCAAGGTCACCACTAGAGAAAGTTAAGAAAATAAAATTCATGCCTACTGGCAAAGGCGGAGACATAATAAAAGCAGCTTTTGGCGAAGGTTGGTTTAACGATCTTAAACTTGAAGACTCTTTAGATGAATCAAATCTGCAAGTCAATTTAGAAATTACATATTTCAGAAAGACCAATAAAGATGGACAAAGGGTTCTTGATACCTTAGCTACTTCATTAAGAAATATAGATGACGATGAAATTAGCATAAACCTTCAAGGTGGTGGAACTATAAAAGGTAGTGATCTAAAACTTTCTGGCAAAGTCAACGTCCAATTTAATAATGGACTAATTGATGAAAATGATTTATATTTACAGATGCATAAATGGTTGGCCTCAAAAGTTCAGGCCGGAGAAATAAGCGTTAAAAAACAATAACAAAGGAGCGGAATATGAATTTATTTAAATTTTTATTAAAATTCGTTTCCGCATTTGCTTTTGGTTTTACTATCTTTTACTTTGCAGTAAAAAAGATTGACCTGGGTAGTACCTCTGCCCCTTGGGCCTTGATAACCCTAATGATATTCCCTTTCAGCTACTGCGCTGCAGTTTTATTCAAAGTATCAGAAGCCGACGAAAATACGTCTCTTTCTGAAAGCGAAATTAGACGATTGCGCCCACTTATTGATTATAAAAAAAAGCAACTAAGCTTTCTCATTATTTTCTATCTCTTAGCTGCCTTTTTAGGTGCTATGGGCATGTTAATAATTGCAAAGGGAACAAGCACTCATCTTTATTTTATATCATCTTGCGGAGGAGTAATTGCAGCCTCTCTTTACTCTTTCTTTTTCGTCAAATCAATTAATGACGAATTACAAAGATTCAAAAGCATACTTCTTCATAGAAATGATACCGACCAAAAAACCAAAGCTTTTTTAGATTCACTCAATAAAAAGGCGGATTAATCCCGCCTTCCCCTTTATTATTAATCCATATCTAAACGTATATCAAGCATCGAGAGACAACCTTCAATAAAGCCCTCAGCAAGCTGCATTTCAATGCGAATCTGCTTCTCACTCTTTTTCCTATGCTTTGCCATTTTTCGCTTCGATATCTGATAAAGATAATGAGCTACTAAAAGTTGGTAATCATATGGTCTGCTTTTTCTCAAACGAGCCATACAACCTTCAATGATTAACCCATCATCGTCAGTGCACATTATCCGCGTTTTACTAGCCTGCGGTAAAAGTCCTTTAAAGCCAGCGGCAATAGGTGAGTAGTCAACAGAGCAAAATTCACTGTTAGCCCATGCCCCCCATAAGTCCAAAACTTTCTGAATATCGCGCATTCTTTTCTCCATACTTCTAAGATTTTACAATCACCCCGATTGCCATCACTCGATCCAGAAAACGAAACAACAACTGCAGCTGCGTGCCGTTCTTCTCTTCAAAAGCGTTTACGTCGGCATGCAACTCGTCGTGACACTCTCTGCACAGAGGAAACACGAAGAGATCGTGGGCTTTGGTAGCAGTGCCGCCCATGCCATGCCCGATGACATGATGCGGATCGTCAGCTGGTCTGTGGCAGCATTCGCATGGTTGATGCTTAACCCAGTCGGTATAAGTCTTGCTTACCCAACGACGGCGCTTTGGCCTGAGCATGAAGGATTCAGGTGATTCAGGATCGGCAGTCAGCGCCAGCACCTTCGGCTGTTCCTGCAGCACAGGCATAATTTCGCTATGTCTGCGCTGCTGCACTGCGGCTGCAGCTGGTAGTTTCTCCTGCAGAATACTGCTGGCCGGTACAGTAGGCCGGATATCGCTTTCTTTATATACCGACAGGAACGGCTCTTCAGGCAGCCTCAAACCACGCTGCGCCATCGTCTCAGTGATAGCGTCTGCAGCTCCAGCATATACAGCCCACCAGCACAGCTCCGCCATAGATAGTTCCCGATCACGACCCAGTTGCAGGTTCAGCAGCGCAGTATCAATAACCCAGTCGATAACGTTTCTACGCGCCAGCCCGGTGAGTGTGTCGGTGGTATGATCACGAAGACTGTTTTCGCAGTGCCAGCAAAGCATCATGGCGCCAGGTTGATAGCGCATTACCACATGCTCATGGTGATGGTACTCAGAATGCGGATACTGGCATTCCCGGATATTGTGCTGGAGCCAGTACTCAAGACCCGGGAGACCGCCGGCAGCATTGATGACCCGCTCGCTAGTGAAAAAGGCTTCCAGCACCTTATCTTCAGCCAGCGGTTGGCGCGCATCAGGGATTCGGCCCGTAGCCAGCCCTGCCATGCTTTTGGGCTCAGATTCCACCAGCACCCTGCCACTGCGGAAAAGACGCATCAGCTCTTTGCCTGGCTTAAGCAGCACCACGCCTAAGCGCGGCACGACTTCCGGAGTGAGTAGCGCTCTCACGCTGCTTCTCCTGATAGCTCATCAACCGCCAGCTGTGCGCGATGCTTGGCCTGCATTAGTTCTCGCAGTGCCGGTACCAGCGCTTTTTTGAGTACATCTTTGGTGGCGCCCGTCTTTTCCAGCTGCTCGGCACGTTTGAGCATGTCTTCCGCCTGGCGGCGCAGTTGTTCAGGGGTTGGTGATATAACCTGCGATTTCATGAGCGGAATCCTTTTGGAACGGTATATTTGACATCCGAATAGCTGGACTTGAATGCCTGGTCTTCACCTCCGGTCTTGGTCCATTTTCCATCAACGCATTTCGGGCGGCCGGCAGCGGCCCACTTGGTTGCAGACTGGAGATATCCGGGGAATTTTGACGGCAGAAATAGCGTGGTTGGTCGCAGATATTCAGCCATTTTAAGATCTTTTCCCCACTTCTCAGTGCTGTAATCGACCACCAGCGTCAGTTCGTCAGGTGTAAATCCTTCACGCAGCCTGCCCCGGATATGTTCCAGAGAGGTTTTGCATACCTGAAAACGTGAACCGGTTGTGAGGTTCAAGTGTGAAAGGGCCTGCTTAGCAAGATCGGTAATAACCACTTCCGGGTCGGGTTCCGCAGGAACCGGACAAGGGGGTTTAGATCCTACTGATGGATCTGGTTTTAAATTTACTGACGGATCGTGTCCAGTTTCTGGACCCTGAGAACCCTGTTTTTTTGGCTCTTTCGGACGTTCAGTTTCTGGACGTCCAGATTCCGATGGTTCAGATTCTGAACGTCCAGATTTTGAACCCTCATAATGTTCATTTGCAGCCTGCCGCAGCTTAGCCACATTCAGGGTGTAGAGATTGCTGGTGCTGCGCTGACCGAGACGGCGTTCTTTTTTGGTCAGCCAGCCATCTTTAACCAGCTCGCCGATCAACGTGATAACGGTACTGCGCCCGGCGCCGAGCTGGCGCGCAATCGTCGCAACGCTTGGGTATGCGATCCCCTCATCACTGGCGTAATCAGCCAGGCGAAGCATGATCAGTAATTTATTGCCTTTGATGCCTGCCGCGGCGCAACCATCCCAGACATATGCGGATAATTTAACGCTCACTTATCAATCCTCTTGAATCTGGCGCGGAAGATGATCATCGGAGCAACACACTCCCACTCATATCCCGGGCGGCGGTAAATAACACGCTGGCGGCCAGCGTCGTATCCAGTTACATGTACAACGATGCCGTGTTGGTCACGATAAAGTCGGTCCATCGGTTGAATATGCTCTTCCACATCATCCTCCCATCAGTTCAGAGGCATAGCGCTGTGCAATCCACTGGACTCCGCGGGGGGTTACTCGCGTTTGGGTGTAGGCATGACCAAAATCTGAAGTACCCGTTTTGACGGTAAACAGACCTTCGCGCTGGCGCAGGGCATGAGGGAGAAGATTGCCGGACTGGCGGAACAGCACCTTGTCACGCAGTAGCGTGTCAATCATGGCCTTTTCTGGCATGTTGAGGATTTTCGCTGTTTCGCGTAGGCTTTTAGCGCCACCGGCTTCTACATACTGATTGACGAACGCGACTTTCGGCGCATCCTGTTGGGCCTTGTGAGAAAGGCGCGCATTCTGTTCAGCCATATCAGCAGCCAGACGAAGCGCCTCCGGCAGCGTTTGCGGGATAGCATTAGCGTTATCTTCCATCTCACGCAGGCGACGGATAATCTTCATGCGAAGGACCGCGCTGTAACCAGTGATCAGGCATTCAGTATGCTCACGATCAAGGCGATACTCGCGGTACCTTTGGCCGTTCTGGGGGTGTGTCCAAAGTTGGATATACCCCTCCGGGCTCTCTCCTAACTGTTTCAGCATCGTCTCAATATCCCGGCAGACATGCCCGTGCTGCTTTTCAGTCAGCTCTGCAATCTCACGGCTGCTCATTGTTACGTTGCTAACGCTAAAGGTAGGGACAGAAACAGCTGATGAAACCGGGAGATTATTTATCCATTGAGCCATTCTGCTTACCTCCTCGTGCAATAAAGTCCCCCACAGCCCACTCTGTAAAACTGTGGTTAACCTGGGCCCACCCACCCGGTATTCTTACGGCATAGCAATACGCAATAACGCTTTTACCACCGCGAACCGGTAACGCGCGAAGTTGCGATCGCTGATTATTTGCGTTTAAATTGCTCATGCGGATTTCTCCATACACATTGATTTATTCGCCACGACGCCCGGAGCTGCACACTCGCGGGCGTCATCCGTTTCTGGCTGGCAGAAAATGCGATAAACAAGAGCCGAATGCTCCTGAAGTTTTTGAATAGAGCTATAGAGCTCCCCATCAATCGCCGCCCGTTCATGCGGCTCAATCACACCATCTTCGATCGCTGCGCGAATCTGTTGCGAATAGGCTGTTATCTGTTCGATAACCTCAAGCAGGCGCTGATTAATATCCGCGTTATCCACTTCTTCAATATCTGCAAGCGGAACAAACACCCCACCGGATTGGCGCGCTACCGCGTCAGCGACATGACTTGTTCCACCAGCACGCTGCAGCACCATCGCCCATCCAAGCGGGAAGATCTGATCACCATCGACGCGCAGGCGGTTGAATAAGGCGTTTTCAGTTACACCCAGCCATTCGGCTGCTTCGGCATAGCCACCAGGCAGCTCAGTAATCGTTTTTTTGATAGCGACCACCAGCCAGGCTGGTTGACGCTCTACTTTCCAAACAGGTTCGTTACCCACGGCTAACCCCTTATCTCTGTGGTTTTATTAAGCGGTTAATGAATTAGACTTTTCATAAAGCTCTGGATGAAAGGCTAATTTCCCACTTGTCCGCAATGCGGCCTCTGTGGCCCTACCTTTAGGAATCAACCGGCCGGGGCGGTTTCGCCACTGGTAAACTGCTTCGCTGGTGATACCGAAAAAAACAGCAACTTTTTCAGCGCTGCCGAAGTACTTCTCTACTTCATCGGTCGTCATAATGCCTCCTTAGCTAAGTTTTATTAGATATTAAATATCAATCTAACTTTGGTCAACAAAAACTAAGATTACTTAGCCCTTATCAACCACTGAGGTTTTGATGGAAACAGTTGGACAGCGGATTAAATCGCTAAGGCGAGTTACTAAAACTTCACAAAAAGACCTTGGGAAATATTGTGGGGTGAGTGACGTTGCTGTTGGGTATTGGGAAAAGGATTTAAATCTTCCAAAAGGCGAGGCCCTCGGGAAACTTGCGAAATTCTTCAATACATCAATTGATTACATCCTTTACGGCACTGAATTCGACGGCAAACTCATCACTAAGATGAGGAAAATACCTGTCATATCATGGGTTCAAGCGGGTAGCTTTACTGAATCGAAGCCTGCCGAAATATTCGATGAGGCCATAAAATGGGTTGAAACCTCTTTACGCATTGGCGACAGCTCTTTTGCTCTTGAGGTTAAAGGAGATTCGATGACAAACCCGAATGGCCTGCCAACGATACCAGAGGGCGCTACTGTTGTTGTAGACCCTGATGCAGAACCAGTGCACGGGAAAATTGTTGTTGCCAGGCTTGATGGTACAAATGAGGCCACTGTAAAAAAATTAGTTATTGATGGCCCTCAAAAATTTTTGGTGCCACTTAACCCTCGATATCCGAACATCCCTATCAACGGCAACTGCCTAATTATTGGGGTTGTCAAGGGCGTTCAATACGAACTCTAACCACCACCCCATCCTAATCTAATCATCAAACTAAGTTTTGTTTGATGATTTCTCTTGACCATAAAACTAAGTTAAGTTAGATTTTATTCATCAACAGCGAACAGGCAGAACGCCCACGAGTAGCCGCCGGTGGCGTATGAATGACCGGATGATTCGCTGACAGGTGTCTCAGAAGCGAGTAGCAAAGGAGCAGCGAGTTAAAAATGAAGATTGAGTTAGTCGTAAACGGAAGCCCCACTGCTGAATGCAACAGTGAGGCGGAGTTTCTGAAATTTCAAGCAGCTGTTTTTAGCGCTCTTTCCGATATGCAGTCAACACATGAATCAGAGCGCAGGGAGCGCGCCAAATCAAAGATGGCGCATCTAAATGAGGCCGTTTTTAAAACGGTTCCCAAGGATCGCAATGAAGCGGATCAAGAAGCTTAATTACCTGATAAGTAATTGCCTCCTGACTCACAGTCCTTCCGGGGCTAGCAAGTTGGTTGCGTAGTATTTTGATTTGGTTTTGCAAGTCTTCAGAGACCGGACCTTCATTAGCACATATGGCTGCAGAAATAGTTTTAATTGCAGCCTCAATGGCGGAAATCCTTAACTCCATAAGTTCGATGTTCATGGATTTGCCTTATTGGGTGTGTGAGAACTCCCAATATATCACCACCGAGCCTGATGTGGATAAAAGACAGGCATACAACATGAAGCGCATTCCATCTTCATCCGTCGTGGGGACTGGTTTGTAATCGAAGGAGTGCGCTTCCAGTTGTGGTAATTGCGGCTATGCGCACGTGACGAGCCAAACCCGTTCAATGAGTGCGTTTCCGGGAAGTGTACGTCGCCGGTTACTGGCTAAACCCGGCAGGTGGAGGCACCACCGCCACAACTCGATTTGCTGTTTGTAGTCTTTGCCCAGTCTCTTCAATGGGCCCTTTTTTTACACAACAGGGAAGAGCACCACCGGCACCGGGAACTAACCCTGCCCGGATCCGAGTTCAAAGCGTAGACCCTCTCTCCTTCAGGCTCTGAACTGGTGCTCTTCCCTGTTGTGTATGAAGAAATTCCCGGCGGTGGCAGCCGCCTTTCGAGAGGGTAAAACCATGAGTAATGATCGCATGACAGTAGTGCCCGATTTCCTGGGCGAACTGGACGCCGGCGTATTCATGAACAAGATTGCGGCGGCTCTAAACACCACCGCGCTCGGCGTTCTGAACAACGGCAACAAAGGCAAGGTTGTCCTCACCTTTGATTTTGAGCGTATGGGCAACTCTGTTGAAGAGAAGCGCGTCAAGATTAAGCACAAGCTGAACTACAGCACCCCAACTCCCCGCGGCAAAGCGTCAGAGGAGGACACCACCGAAACACCAATGTGGGTTAACAAAGGTGGCAAGCTAACCATCCTGCAGGAGGATCAGGGGCAACTCTTCGGTATTACCGGCACGGTGGACGGAAAGCTTAAAGCGGCTCAGTGATCCGCACGCACAAATTCACTGATACCACTTCGCTAATCAGTTAATAAGGAATTTTTATGTCTCAGTTAGACAGCGGTACTTTTCAGCAGGTTAAAGACCTAGTGCTTTCCGGTTATCACCTGAACGATATCCCCGGCCTGGCCTGCCCGACCGCCCTGCTACCGCAGAATACCAGCATTGAAAGCCTGGAGCGTTTTGCAGTTGAGCGTTTCCGTTTCCGCGGCGCTATGGACACTACCAGCATTGATGATTTCGTTCGCTATTCTGTCGCTTACGCCCAAGAAGAAGAAAAAGCCCGCTGCTTTATTGATGCCGATAACATGCTAGCCCGTTCTATCTTCAATATCGGCACACTGGACAACCCTGGTCATGCTGATAACGTCGCCTCGATCAAGCTAAAGAAAACAGCGCCCTTCCGCGCGTTACTGGCGATCAACGGCGATCACCTTAATCAGAAGCAATCGCTGAGTGGCTCGAAGACTGGAGCGATTATCTGCTGGCCTTTGATGCTGGCGGCAATACGATGACGATCGCCCAGGCTGCGCAAGCTGTTCGCCGCGTCACTATCCAACAGGCAACTCAAGCCGACCATGAAGATAGTGACTTTAGCGGTAAGAAATCGTTGATGCAAAGTATTGAAGCCAGCAGTAAAGAGGTTATGCCAGTAGCGTTTGAGTTTAAGTGTGTACCCTATGAGGGCCTGGGCGAACGTCGTTTCAGTCTGCGCAACAGTCTGCTGAAAAGTAGCGACCCGGTGTTCGTTCTGCGTATTGTCCAACTGGAAGCCCAGGAAGAAGCGATCGCCAATGAGTTCCGCGACCTGCTGACTGGTAAGTTCGACGGTAAGCCTGTGGAAACCTTTATCGGCAACTTCAAAGCCTGATTGCACTCCATTAAATCCCCGGCGCCGCGGGGATTTATTAAAGCGTAATCCTGAAATTAATCGCCACCTGGCGAGGGATTCCTACACCCAAAAATCAGCGCTGTGCAGAGCGCAATTAAATGGAGAAATACGATGAGCTTTATTCAAACGTTCACAGGCAAGCACTTTAACTATCTCGATATCCAGCTGGATGCCATTGAGATCGAAGATATCGCTAACGCGCTCTCGAATATTTGCCGCTTTGCTGGCCATCTTCCGGAGTTCTACAGCGTCGGTCAGCACAGCGTGTTAACCAGTCACCTGGTACCACAGGAGTTTGCACTTGAAGCACTGCTGCACGATGCCGCAGAGGCCTATTTGCAGGATGTTCCAGCACCGCTTAAACACCTGCTCCCGGACTACCGAGCCATCGAGGATCGGGTTGATGCTGCTATCCGTCAAAAATTTGGTCTGCCTGCTGAGCAGCACCCGACCGTGAAGTATGCCGACCTTGTGATGCTGGCCAGCGAACGTCGCGACTTTGAGATCGACGACGGCACCCACTGGCCAATGCTCGACGGCATTATTCCCACCGACCAATTTGTAATTAATCCCGTCCGCCCTGGTCAGTCTTACGGCATGTTCATGAACCGCTTTAACCAACTGATGGAGCGGCGCTAATGGCACACGTGAAAGTGAAAGAATTGGTTGCCGCAGCGTATGCTGCAGCACCAGAACTACCGGCAGCAGCAGCCCAATTGATGCAAGACCTAGCGTCAAGGCTGGATGTAACCTTTGTCGCCCTTACAGAGGCAATGGACCAGAACACAGCGCTGTCGGCTATGTTAGCTGCAACCCAGAAACAGGAGAAAAATTAACGTGAACCATTTAATGGTCGACCTAGAAACTATGGGTAATAAGCCTGCTGCGCCAATCGTCACGATCGGTGCTGTGTTCTTTGATCCACAAACTGGAGATCTGGGCGCAGAGTTCTATGTGGCTGTCAACCTCGCCAGCGCTATGGATCAGGGAGCGACTCCGGACGGTGACACCATCCTGTGGTGGCTGAAACAATCATCAGAGGCCCGTGCAGCTGTTTGTACTGACGATACCAAGCACATCGCGGAAGCGCTCTCCGAACTCAGTTCATTCATCAGCCGCAACTCTGACAACCCGCGTTACTTGAAAGTCTGGGGCAATGGTGCCAACTTCGACAACGTGATTTTACGTTCAGCCTACGACCGCGCTGGCCAAACCTGTCCGTGGCAATTCTGGAATGACAGCGACGTGCGTACCATGGTGCTGCTCGGTAAAAAACTTGGTTTCGACCCCAAACGTAATATGCCATTTGATGGTGTAGCCCACAACGCACTGGCCGATGCCCGCCACCAAGCAAAATATATATCGGCAATCTGGCAGAAACTATTGCCTTCAAGCGACGAATAATAACCCTAATCGCCCGGGTGCAGCCGGGCAATGGAGAAATCTATGCTGAGCCTCGATTGTGTTCCCATCTCAACTTATTGCAAAGAGACAGGCGAAACCCCTGATGCCATAAATAAGCGCATCCAGCGTGGCGTATGGCGTGAAGGGGTACAGGTGCTAAAGGTCGAAGGCGTTAAGGAAAGATGGATAGATCTTAGTGAGGTTGCAAAATGGGCTCGACAAAATCGCCTAAACTCCCGCGCGGCGTAACCATCAGGAAACATAGCAATGGGGAAACCATCAATATTACCTTCACTTATAAAGGGGTTAAATGCCGTGAGCCCCTTTCTAATTTGGAAGTTACCCCTAAAAATATCAAATACGCCGAGCGCACACTCGGTGAAATCCATAACAAGATAGAAAGAGGAACGTTTGTTTATGCAGAATACTTCCCCCGTTCTACCCGGTTAAAAATCTTTGGGAATGCTGCCTCCGCCAAAACGGTGAATCTATGGTCACTCCCGTTTTTGCAACACCGATTTTGACGACAAGTTGGCTTGCTTGAATCTATCCGGCGTCTGAATGGGATTTTATTCCCGCGCCTTGATGAGTTCCGCGCCTGATGAACCTCCAGAAAATATACGGCTTCAATGAGCCTTTCCGTTTTACAGGTTCCTCAACAGGCCGGTGGGCCGTTAGTATCATCAATATCAGTATTCGCAAAACCAGATCAGTAATTCTTTAAACCGGTGTATTTCTGCCGTTATGCTACATAAGTTTGCTGTCGTGCCGTTAGGGCCCAGGCTATTCTGGCCAGCTTGTTTGCCAGAGCACAAGTGACGACAAAGTTGCTTTTCCGGCACAGTAAATCCCTGACCCAATCGGCCAATTTGCCAGACTGGTGTTCCAGTTTTTGTATGAATACCCTGGCACATTGAACCAACAAAGTTCGGATCTTTTTATTACCTCGCTTACTAATTCCCAGCAATGTCGTCCTACCTCCCGTGCTGTACTGCCGAGGTACAAGCCCTGTTGCCGCCGCAAAGTCACGGCTGCTGGCGTACTGCTTCCCGTCGCCAATCTCAGTTGAAATAGTACTCGCTGTCAGTGTTCCGACGCAGGGAATGCTCAGCAAGCGCTGTCCAACCTCATCTTCGTCCAACTTTCGTTTCAACTGGGATTCCAAATCTTTAATCTGCTCAACAAGATAGTGATAATGCTGTTGTAATTTCAGCAATAACTGGCTGAGGTAAAGAGGCAAACTATTATCCTCAAGAATGGTACTCAGTCGGCTAATAACGGCAGCTCCTCGGGGAACGCTAATGCCAAATTCCAGCAGAAAAGCATGCATTTGATTGGTTGTTTTTACCTTATCCTGAACCAGGGATTCACGGACACGATGCAGAGCCCGCATTGCCTGCTGAGATTCCGTTCTGGGCTGCACAAAACGCATAGACGGACGCGATGCAGCTTCACAAATAGCTTCGGCGTCGACAAAGTCGTTTTTATTGCTTTTAACGAACGGGCGGACAAATTGTGGTGATATCAGCTTTGGGGAATGCCCCAACTCTTCCAACTTGCGTGCCATAAAGTGAGAACCGCCACAGGCTTCCATTGCGATGGTTGTAGCGGGGCATGTCGCCAAAAATTCGATCAACTTTGGCCGGGTAAATTTTTTACGGTAAACAGCCTTCCCGCGACGATCCTGGCAATGAATATGGAAAGAGTTTTTACCCAGATCGATACCAATGAGCGCAATGTTTTCCATGATAGTTCTCCGAATGAAAGCCTGTCCTCAGCATAGTACCGGGAAGGAGGGAGTGACCATCTCATTAAATATACCTGGATGAGTATCTTGTGATCTGTGAAACGAGGAATCTTTCACCCTCCACCATTGGTGGGTATAAAAAATGCCGCAGCGCACTGTCTGATCTTCACATTTTCCCGGCCAGTGAGTTAACACCGGCAGCATTAAAAACATGGATCCAGAATCAGAAAACGACATTGAAGACGATACGTAACCAGTTATCGTTTCTACGCTCATCGCTTGATGAAGCTATTACAGATGGCGTGCTACAAATAAACCCTGTGTCTCTGGTCACAGCTTCACGATACCGAAGCAAAGTGACTGAGACAGAAGATGATTACGTTGTCGACCCTCTTTCACCTGCTGAAGTAGATGCCCTTTTGGCATCCGCTGGTAATAAGCAGTGGGAAAACCTCTTCAGATTTGCGATCCATACAGGAATGCGCAGCTCAGAACTATGCGCACTTCGATGGAAGGATATCGATTTTATCCAGAAGACTGCTCATGTTCAAAGCGCCAGCGTTGCTGGTATAACCAAAGGTACGAAAACCAAGGCTGGTACGAGAAAGGTCGAGTTAACGAACGAAGCGATGCTTGCCTTGTCTAGCCAAAAGCCATTCTCGTTCATGAAGGAGGCGACTGTGTTTGAGGATCCCAAAACGGGAAAAGCCTGGGCAAGTGCAGATGCTATAAGGAAGAAAGCATGGGTTCCTACTCTACGTAAAGCAGGAATTAGATATCGTAACCCATACCAGACGCGACACACCTTCGCAACACGGCACATCAGTCAAGGCGCAAACCTATTCTGGCTAGCAACCCAGATGGGACATAAAGGTCCGGAAATGTTATTCCGGCATTATGGTTCATATCTAAAAGAATATGATGGAAATACTTCAGCCAGATTAAAAGTAGGACTATGATGAGATAAATCTAATGGCCTTTAAAGGCCATTAGTCATATCAATACATTTTGCACTGAGTAACTCTCGACACCATAATGAGATGCCAATACCGATAGGAATTCACTTTGCGAAGACAAAACTTTTTCCAACATATTTCTCTTAACCAAAGAAACAAAAAGAGCTGCAGTCCTTGCTTGGCAATTAATAGATTTAGCCGGATTAAATTCAATATCAGTAAACCCATCAAAATTTAAAAGATGCATAGCTAGTTTTTTATTTTGATTGAGCGCACTCAAATACAGCCAATCATAAAAAGCTGTTCTAGGGACAAGCGGCCATGTTGTATTATAAAAATTAAAACTAACTAATCCTCCGGACTCTTTTAGTCTAATGTCTTTTTTTGCTTCGATAGAAGTTTTATCTAATATATCAACAAAAGGTCCACCAGCTTCAAAGACTTTACTTGCCTGAAATGCTGATTCAACTGAGAATTCTTTACCTAATTTTTTGGTCTTAATTATAAGATTAAACGCACTAAGCTCCACTCCTAGTGCATCTTCAGATTTACTAGAAATTTCTAATAGAGAGTTCAGACCCAGACCATTAGCAGCTGAATGTAATGCCCTGATCGATTTTTGCTTTTGCGACTTAGACATCCCCGGGGACCAAGGAAAATCTACGTCCTTCGTAATTGACAGGACGTGTCCAGAGTTTGTAGGAACGAAAATAGGTCTAACGGCCAT